TTACAGGTTGTTCATGTTCTCAAAATCCGAACTGATATATGGCGTGTCCAGTATCTTCACGTATGTGGGCATAGTGAACTCTGAAAACATACCGTTTCGATCAATAAATTCAACACGGCTTTTGAGATAGGCTAATTCTTCATCCGTCAATGAGATTTCAACCGTATCGGTGATAGAAGCCGCATCGGTAAATCCGATGTTGATTTGACCACTCCCCATATCCTTGATAACGATACGCTTCTGATCAACCTCCGAGATCGCTATCTTACTGTCTATCGATACTTTCAGTTCCATGTTTTTTCTCGTGTCAAACTGTGGCAACACGGTGTTGAGTATTAATACTCGATCTTTTAATGTTAGTTCCATATTGTATGTTTTTATGATTGTTTGCATTGTAATTAATAATGTCTATTGAATAGATACCATCCCTGGTTAAAATAAGCGAACGTTGCACAGTCACCCTTATTCATGTCAAGTGTCATGCTGTTGCCGTTATTGTCCAACAATGGTGTATCAGAGTTTTCTGGTTCTATTCTGATACCTTCGGAAGAGAACTTCGCCACGATCACATGCACAAAAATCACGGAATTGAAACCGACTTTGCTCCACGAATCTCCGTATTCCGGGTGGACTTCTCCCATTTTCTTTGTGATCGTCGACCGGGAAGGAAGATAGACGCTAAGATACGTACTGGTACTGAAGACGAACGTGTCCCGATAACCGATGTTCAGGACGATTGTATCACTCTTGTCCGACGAGGGTGCATAACGGGCAGTCGAGATCGATCCGTTGACCTTTAAACCTCCAATGCAGTATAACGCATAGTTGCGCCGTCCACCATGAACATCTATCACAGCCCCATAATTTATATCGTTGTGATTAGTTGTATACTCAAGGCGCATCAAAGCACTTGTTCCCCCAAGCGTAGACGGCAAGGTATTTAGACCAAGGCCGGCCCATTTACCGGAAGATGAAAATCCCAAAAACGCATTACTTCCTGATGAATAAAGGAAAAATTTAGAAGACGATTCACCGAAATAGCGGTTATCCGAGAATAGTCCTCCAGACTCCATCCTGAGTCCTCCGATGTAGGCATCCCCATTTTGATAAACTTTAAACGGGGCATTTGCAGGTGTTGCATTTCCAGCCCAGATTCGAACAGAGTTTCCGGCTGTTCCACCTCCGGAGAGTCCGGCAAGTTTTTCTCCATTTGAATTTGCAATATAGATACTTCCTCTACTTTCCACATTTCCGTTGCTTTCTACCCGGAATGTCGGATCAGTGGGTGGTTGTCCTTTCGCCCCGGCTGTTCCTCCCGACCAAATACGGATGGAACCGGAAGCAGCCATTCCACCTGTGCTTCCGAAAGCGATCGCACCGGTAGTTATGAGTCCGCCGTTGATCTCCGTTATCGTATTGTCATACTTTGAGGCAAGCACCCATTTAGAACCGCTATATCTATAGATATTCTCCCCATCCACCCATAAGTCATTTGTCCGCATCCCCGATGCTGGAGCCGTCGTTTGATAAAATACCCTTGCCTTGTTATTTGCAGTCAATTGGGCGTTGTTAGCTGCATTTGACGCATTCTCTGCATCCGTCAGGGCATCATTTATCCCATCATACAACGGTTGAAGGTTAGGACGGTCGGAAATGTTATTATAACCGGATGTTCCGGATTTGAATACCATCTTCCCGCCAAACTCTCCGATCCCCAGGTTGAAATAGCACTTTCCATCTGTCGATACTATGCGATCCACCGTGATTCGGCCGGGCAATATCTCCGTGAAGCCGTAGCAGGTCACAAACGACCGTACACCGTCGGCTTGACTACCTAATAAACCGACCAGAAAGTAATAATCGCTGCCTTCGTCCATGTCGTGCGGTTCTTCGGACAAGATAAATTCGCCGGCCTCAGAAAACTTGCCACATTTGGCGTACAGGTAGAGCTTCCCGAAGTCGCCCAGCGGCGGACTGGTGTAGGCAGGTAGATCCCAGAACTTATATTCAGAAACGGCATGGCTGCCTTTTATTTCCGAGATGCCGATCGTCATGTGTTGAAGGATCGCTTTCGGGGCGGTGAACAGTTCGGTCGCATCGTCATAGACAAAGTCCGGATCGACTTTCCGGGGATTGGTCTTGCTGTTCACGAAGCGGAATTGCAGGTTTTCATGCCCGACCAAAAGGGACATGGTGCGCACCCAGACAGGATCGATCCCCTTGGTGTAATCTTTAAACGCCTTTTCCAACATTTCCTGTGCTTCAATCGTATCACGCAAACGACGCTTGGTGTAGTGCATTGCATCGCTGTGGCGGTCGTCATTGATCACCTCGTTGCTTTCGATCTTCGACAGATCCGAGGAGACAAAGCCACCGACCGGCACATTGCTTAGTTCCAGTCCGGGGCTGTAGGGCCTATTTATATAGTCCTTTACAGCCGTGATGCGGATACGGACTCCTTCTGGTTGGAACTGCGGGTCATCAAAGAGGATGTAACCACCCGGAACCAATCGGCCACCGATCTCTAACCATTGCGATTTTGCCCAAATACCATCCAGCTCACCGGTAAAGGCAAAAGATTCCTCTTCCTTGTTGTACAGACTTCGGGCAGCTTCACGGAACATATCCCATGACGCACCTGTCTGTGTGGCATCGTTGCAGACGTATGCCTGCGGCAGCGAGATGTTGAAGACCGCGTATGTATCACCCACGGCCGGACAGCGGTTCGGGTTCGGTATCGTGCCTCCCTCTTTCTCGACAGGCACCAACTTAAACCGTCGGGCTGCATGGTCGTAACCGGTCAAAGCGTCAGATGTCTGCTCGAGGTCAAATTCTTCTCCAGTCATCACACCCGACTGGAAGATAATCGTTGCCGTTTCGCCCGGTATTCGGCATTTGGAATAGTCCAAATCTGCCGGAATCGTGTTATCGATGATATCATAGAGATGCTTTTCAGCATCCACCACAACTACCTCGGACACCGTGCCCACCCGTGAGGGGTAGATGTGTGAACAGTCCAAGCTGTCCTCATTGTTGTTGGCCAAAGCCCGGTCGGCTCGTGTAATGAACATGCCATCCTTGTCGGTTTTATAGCGTCTGCCCTCGTATTCCAATTTCTGGGATTTCGGCAGCAGCAGACAGGAAGCTCCGTAGGCTGTGCGGTCGATGTTACGCTCGCCACCCTGCACATAGAGGATGGAGGTGGGCGGTTTCTCGCCCTGCAGCTTACGGCCGACACCGGTTTTGAAGCCATTTCCACGGCCGTAGGAAAGGGGCAGCGGATCGTCCTTGAACTTCTCTACCTTGCCGAAATTGATAGTCTTGCTGACGATTTCGAATTCTGTTCCCCACTCATCCGCAAAGCGGTTAAGCGCATCCAAACAAAACTCATGGCTAAAGGCCAAGGTCTTTTCCGGTGCATCGATACAGGTCCCAATAGACCATCCACCAACTCCCGATTGGTTCATATTATCAATCAAAAGCTCCAGAAAGAAGCGGGGTTTTCCGGTAAGTTGGAATTTCAGCTTTCGGGGGATGGCTGACAGGTGCTTGTATTTGATGGTATCCAACAGTTCCCAATAGCCGCCAAAGGTGGCACTGTATTCGAGATTGCGAGTGCCATGCTTTGTCAGATCCTCCGGTCTCCAGAGCGTATATCGCTGACCTTGATAGTCAACATAGCTGTAGACAGGTATTTCTACATGTTCTGTCAACGAGAACACAAGATTGACCTTGTCGCCCTGCCGGATGGCCCGATAGCGATAACTGGCATCATCGACTGGTATATCGAGAAGTATTTTCCCTGTCTTTTCAAAAATGATCATAGCTCATTTAATTAATTGCTTAACTTTGTTTCCGGAGACCGTCGGTCCCCTAATTTTCTTTTTTTTACAGCCTCCAATCTGTGATAGCCTGGAGGCTGTTTTATTATTCTTTCGCCACCGAACATTTTATATCTCCATTTGTTTTAAAAGAAAATACCCAACCTGGGGTTGGCGATTATCAATAATTTTTTCTGAATATACATTTGCTGTCTTTCTGCTGTGACAGCCCAAAGACAGTGTCACTAATTTATTAATACGGCCTTGCAGGCGGAGTGAAGTTTGATGTCCAACGGGCAATATTACTGATGCGAAATTCGTCAATCATACCGTTCAGATACAATCCATAATCCCGATATTTTCCGATCATTAAAGAACTATAGTACCCTGAAACCATCGTTGATGTGAAACCAGACGCATACACTCCATTTACATACACTTTCCAATATCGAGATTGTGACCTGACGATCGCAAGATGAACCCACTGATCCCGTGGCATCGTAAAATAGCATATTGCATCCCCTCGGGTTCCACCATACTGCAATCCAAAGAAAATGCGTCCGTCAAATTCCTCCATTATATCAAAGCTGTAACTTCCACCACCATCGCCTTTTGACATTATACCGTTTCTCACACCACTTTTCAGTTTAATCCAAAAATCGACGGTATAGTTTGGATATAGGGACTCGTTTATGGCATTCGTTCCACTTATCTTTACATACCCGTTTCCTGAAAACGAAACGCAATTCTTGAATTTTCCCACTACATAAGACATATTACTACCAACATAAGGCTTGCCTGAGGCTTCATCTTTCAATGATCCATCAAAATGTAGCAACAGCAAAGTATTCCTGTCTACTTTCTTCCGTCCCATCATCGATCTTATCATACCAACCTCCTTTCCGCCGAAAGTCGGTCAGATACTTTAGTTAAGAGGTGTTTACCCCCCCCCGTTAACATTTGTAAACAATTATTTCTCATGACTTTATCTCCTATTTTTTAGTCGTTAATATCTTGTTTCATCTTTTTCAACGGCAGATCATTCTTCGTAAGCCCAATAGCGGATCAGGACAGTGCCATCACCGCCGTTACCGTAAGTACCACAACCGCCACCACCGTAACCGCCACTTTTTCTATTGCCATTTCCAGTTCCGCATCCTTTGTCGTAATCGGATTCTCCACCCATGCCCCCATTTATATTTCTGTCTGAACCACCACCTCCGGCATTTCGTTTCCCAGTAGGTTCGCCAAAATCGCGGGTTGTATGCCTTTGACCCTTTCCTCCGCCATATAGGGAACCAGCTGGATAGAGAGAGCCATTTTCATTGCGGCTGCCGATTCCGTTAGATCCATCAGAACCCGCTTTAGCCGTATCTGAATCATCTCCTGCTCCGCCACTTCCGCCGTTGCCACCAGTATATGCTCCGGCATTACTTCCGCCTGGATAACCATTACCCGCACCATTTCCGCCATTAGCTCTATAACTTGAATTTAAGAATTGAGAGTATCCACCGTTGGGGGCAACTTCAGAATACCCTCCAATTCCTCCTTTCCCAACTGTTATCGGAATTGACTGACCCGGTGCAACAGAGATAGCATCACCGTCTCTCCATCCGGATGTATCTTTTTTGAAGGTTTTAGTATAGCCGCCACCTCCACCGCTTCCATTATGTCCTGCACCCCCTCCTCCGACAAGAAACACATCAACCTCCCTACATCCTTTAGGTACGATCCAGGTATAATTCCCGGCAGGATAGAACCTCTTGGTGAACAACTGCAACTTCTTCCGTCCCATCATCGACCGTCTCATCTACGCCCTCCTTTCTTACGATAAGAGGTCGTAACTTCTTTATTTAGAGAGCATTTTACCCCCCCCCGTTTAACTTTTAATAACATAACCTGTTTCATTGCTTTACCTCCTGTACAATTGTGGGCAAGTCTTTCAAGTCGTTCGGATAACCTGTAACGGTTGTCAGAATGCAGAGATAGATCACACCGTATTGTTCATAATATTTGTCTTTCTCGAATGCCATACCCTGCACGTATGGAATAGGATCATCAAGCGTGCCTGCGTGCTCAGCTTCAACGATCTTATACAGTGAAGCAGTTTCTATGCCCGGTTTCCAGTCGGCTTGCAGCTTGTGCTTTTGTATCACTTCAAACAAAGTGTCGCTTTCTCCTTCCACTACTCGAAGCCGGAAGCCTATTTCAACTTCCTTGCCAAACTCTGCATCTTTCTCACCCCAAATGGGGAATAAGACCTGCATCTCCAACGCTTGGCTGGCTGTGAGAGACACGCTGTTCATCATCGCACGGGCAAAGGTCACTGCCTGCGCTTCCGGGGATTTAGCGATTGCCTTATCTGCTTTAGTTTGCAAGGCTGCCGTTGTTGTATGGATCATTTCAGGATAGCCTTTTACCACGATAGCTTCGACCTCCTCGGCTGTTTGGGCGGCATCGATACGGGATAGCAAGCCGTCTGTCACCTTGGCGCACTGCTCCGAATAGTCCGCTATTTCGTCAAGAGCAACCATTAAGATATTCGAGGCGTAAAGATGACCGCCTACTTCGACTTCTTCCTGCCGGCCACACTTATCCTTCACTTGCAGAGTGTTCGAAACGTATGCGTCCTGTTTATCAATATAATAATGATGGATGTCTTTGTCGTAGATTTCCTGCCGTTTGGCATCACGGGCACGCCAGAGCAGTTCTTCCGGTGTCGGCTGTGGTTCCGGTGTCAGTGCCATATACCAACATTCCAACGGGGAAGCATCCGGATAATCGTTATGATACTGTTCCTGCTCTTCGTTGAGCAGGAGGTAAGCACCCTCTTCAAACTCTTCGGGAGTGGTGCCTGTCTTGTAGGATACCGGAAGAATGTCTTCGGTATTCCAGAATTTGATGTCTTTTTGGATGTATAGCATATTATTACTCATTAATAATCAATAAGCAGACGGTTATTTATATCATAATAAAACTCATTATTGATTGCTTCATAAAGGCAGATTTTTCCTTCAAAATCTTTTGCAGGATAAAAGTCTCGTATTAAAATGTCTTTATCCCAAATTTTACAGCCATAAAACTCAATATAACAAGCAGTGGAATATTGGGGAAAATCAGTTAGACTACCTCCTGTGCTATAAACAGATCTTCCAAAAATCAGAATTGGATAACTTCTATAATTGCCAAAAGATCCTAATGAGGCTATTTTATTTCCATTGATATAGAACCCCTTACTCTTATTATATAATATTGTTTGCCGGGAAGTAAAAGATGCAGGCATTGAAACGGAAAGTTCATTATATCCCCCATATCCGTAATACCATCTATTATTCATAAACACTACCCCGTAAATATTTCCATCATATTGCCAAGAACCAAAAATCGCCTGTTCATTCGTACTATCATAACCCCTAAAATCGATCTGAAACGCAATGTTATCACCGACACTAACACCAGTATCAATGCCACTTTTATTTGACTTTACATAGGGCAGTATAGTAACTCTGCGATTCCCCGTCATCACCCGTCTCTTCATCTTTCACCTCCTTTCCTTTTTACACCCTTACAACCATAATCCCGTGTTCTTTCTTAATCGAAACGCCAGCTGTCTTGCCGGCTTCAATCTCAATGCTTGCCTCGTCCGACTGCCAGCCTGAACCGTTCGGGATGGGCTGGGTAATGGTAGAGCCTGTGTTGTTCTTAATCGACAAATAGAACTCCTGCATCTCCGGGACACTGTTTATGTCGGCAAAGTTGATGGCTGCCGGGTTGTTTGCTGCGTAGGCAAATCGTAAGTTATACGGCGAAGAGGGAAGCTGCCCGATGTTGGATACGTCGATGTATTCCTTCAGGCGGAGTGAATCGGTTACCTTCTGCTTCTCCTCGTTGCTGTAATTATTATCCGTATGGACATACGCGGCATCCTTGACCGTGTGGTCGTCATTCTGAAGCTGGGAGAGCTTGGTCGGGATGCTGTTCTGAACATTCGCGATGCTCTGATTCAGCCCGGCGATAATCCCTTGCAACGTCTGTGTGTCCTCCACGCTGGCAAGGAAGGCAATGATCTCGTTGAACGATTCGATGGCACTCGATGCGTCACCCGAAACGAGCGTGTTGACTTGCTGCTGCAAGGCTGTCAGCGCGTTCCTGATTTCCGTGTCGTCGTAGCTTTCCCCGTCCTGTCCTTCGGCTACCACACCCGTATCCTCTTCGCCTATTTTCCAATGCTTGGTTTCCGGATCGATCGAAGGAACCGGGGCATCGTTTCCCCGAAGGTTCGGGGTGTCGAACTTACCTTCAGCCGTCGTGATCGTCAGGATATAGGTCGTGGCATCATTCGTTTTAACCGTGACCTTCACCTCCTGCATGACGGCCGGCAGCTGGGCAAACGTATGAACGCCATCAGCCAGCTTCATGTTGAATTTACCGTTTTCCAAACGTTCAAATAACCAGACTGATGCAGGATAGACGGTTACGTTATCGGCCCATTCGGCGGTCGTCTGTTCGATCTGTTGATAAATAAATGCACCTTTCTTACTCAT